GCCAGCGGTGAACGACGTGTCAATCACATTGAATCAAGAATCAAAAGCAATGGAAGGGGTTACATGGAACAATTCCAATGACCCCGATTTGGCCATTGGATTGTTGTTTGCGTTGTAGGTCATTTCTTGCGCCCACCAATTGCATACAACTGACAAAACGGGGTGTTCGCTTCCGTATATTCCCAACACACCAACTTGGTCTAATGCGTTAATGAATTGATTCGTGGATTGCCTAAAAAATGACGTGCCACATTGCGTGTCCGCCAATTTTGAAATCCCGTCGGTCGCTTGAATATTTAGAATGTACGGTTGCGAAACATCTTCAATTTCAATGATGTCTTGCACGATATATCCGCCCCAATAAAAGTCGAGGTAAACCACTTGTTCTTCATCGGGTGAAAATGACATCACCAATCCATCGTCGGAAACTTTGGTTGTATTGTACCAAGTGTTGGCATCTTCACCACTAAATTCACCTTTCCAAATCTTTACGAAATAGCGGTCTTGTTGGTACTGCTTGATGTTGTTTAAAAACGCATTGGTTGCGGAATTTTGAACGTACATTCCAAACGATACCGACGAGCCAATGATTGGGGAATAAATGTTGTCGGTTTGCCCCGAATAATTTAATTGGAACCCTTCACCCGTGACGTTGAACTGTTCGGGATCATTGCCCGTATAATCTTCATCCCAAATTTCAATCAAGTAAAAATGTCCGTAGCTACTGCGGAACTCGGAAAATAGTTTTGGATTCGCCATATATTAAAAACCTCTTTGTCTTGTTCGGTTCCGTGATGCACGTTCGCCCGATAACAATATGTCGGAACCGCTTAATCTTCCAAATATTTGAATGCCGTTTGATCCGCCACCCATTCCGCCGCCGTTAAAACCAAATCCGCCGCCGCCTTGTAATAAGCCGCCGAACAAATCACCAAAGCCCATTCCCGCTTTGCCGAACATTGCTTGGCCAGCTATATTGGCTCCACCAAATGCAATGGTCAGTATTGTAGCAAGTATTGCAGCGGCGACAGCAGTAGCAAGTAATTGTGCTGCCATCATTTTTAGCTGATTAACAAAGGCCTCTCTAAAGTTTCCGAGGCGCGTCTCACCTTCTTCTAATGGTGCGAAGGCTGCCTCAAAGGACATTCTCAACACTTCGCCAACCATCATAAACTCATCCCTAAACTCTCTGAACTTATCAATGGTATTTCTGAAGCTATGGTCAAAGGTATCACCAAAGTTCTCGGTAGTTTCTTCCAACTCCTCAAGCTCCATATTGACCTCAGCAAAACCTAATAAGTGTGCAAGGCTTCCGCTTGTATCTTCTCCAGGATTAAAGGCTTTGTCTATTTCGTGGCTTACCTTTTGAAGTGTAGGGAGTAGCTCTTCAAGTTTGTTGTTGTATGCTTCAACGGCTTCTCTTTGTTTCTTTGCACCCTCTTTAGCTTGAGTTTGCATTGCATCAAACTTGTCAGCCCAAGCGGTAACGCTCGGTAAGCCATTGTCAAATTCAGTATTTAACTCCTCAACCTCTTCCTTAGTATCACCAAGCAAAGAGAGAAGTGCTTTGGTAGGGTTGGTTACTAAATCTAAACCAAACTTAGTGATGTTGAAGTAAGATTGTACAGCAGTAAATAATCTCTTGTAGCCTTTCTCTTGGTCATCAAGAATAAAGTTGACGGTGCTAAGTCCCTTATTGGTTTGGTCAAGGAAAGCAGAATAGACAGGTAGGAGCTTCTCACCAATTTCAGTCTTTAGGTTAGTGATAGCAGCACGCTGCTGGTCTACCTTCATTGAGGTAGTTGTAACGCGCTCGCCTACCTTCTTGAACTCCTCATCCATTATCTGCCCAACGGCCTCAGCCATTGTAGCGCCCTCTGCCATCCGCTCTTTAAGTTCAGCGGCAGAAATACCAAGGTTATCAAGAATCTTAACCGATTGCCGCCCTAAACCAGTGACAAACGATTCAACCATATAGTCAACACTCTCACCCGTAGCTTGTGCTCTACGCTGTGCGAAGTCCAAACCTTTTGCAAGCACATCCATAGGGATGCGGAAGTTTTCAGCCTTTACAGCCGTCTGCATCAAGGTTAAGTCATCAACGGTGCCTGCTGTGGCTTTTCTAAGGTTGTCAAGAAGTGTAGGGTCATTGAGTCGATTAAAAGCCGCCTCAACGCCTTCCATCTTTGAAGCAAGCTCTACCGATTCAGCAGCAAACTGCTGGATGATATCAATTGCAAAGGAAGCGCCAATCACTCCCCCTAAAGCACCAAAACCACCGCTTAACTTCTTTAAGCTGTGGTCGATGTTGCCCATTGCACCGCGGAACTGCTTTAAGTCCGCGCCAATCTTAAAATCTATATCCGTACGGCTCATTTACCAAACACCTTTTTAATTGCCTCTTGCACCTCTTCGTATGTTGCAGCCTTATGTACTCTCTTCTTGCCATCCCAAGGGAATACAACCAAGTCTTTCGGGCCTAATCTTTTCTTCGTATGTGGTGCAATGTTTACCGCTGCTTGCCACCTCGTGGTTTCCCATACCAATTCAGTCTCATACTGAATACGATTTTGGAAGCCCTCTCTTTTGTTTTGGAATTGTCGCGGAGTCATATTGTAGAACTCCTCAACACTCATTCCCATCTCACCCAAACCTATCGCTTCCAGCGCATCCCAATCAAGGGATTCCGAGGCTTGGGCGTTTACTTTTTTTCTTCAGCTCCTGGCTTCACAAAGGAGGCAACAAACAATTCCATACACTGCTGAATGATACTCATATCCTCATCAAGCAAGTCAGCAATGTCATCAGTGTCAAGATCGAAGGCTTGCTTCTCTGCTCGTGCACCGTCTTTCATTCCCGCCCATACCAAATTGATGGCGTGGTCTATACTTATGTTTTCTCCTATCTTTTCAAGCTCTTGCAATCCAATGCCGCTGGCATTGCAAAACAATCTTAATGCATTGAACCCGTACTTTACAGGGTATGTCTTTTCGCCTACTTTTATCAAGTTTGTTTCCATTGTTGTGTGTGATGTTAAAATAGGGAGGCCGAAGCCCCCCTACTGATATTATGATTGAGTACCTTGAGTTAAGGTGCTTGTTCCTTGGAATGAGAAAGAGAACGTTGCGTTATCTTCTACCCCAGCATCGGTTGAGAACTCAGTGAAGAAACCGCTACCGCTGTAGTAAGTCTCGTCCGTTGTTGCTGAACCAAACTCAATAGCTACCGCAGCGCGGGTGCTTAAAAGAGTGTAGATTTCATCAGGCGTTGTTTTCCCAGTGTTGTTATACACTACCAAACCCTCACCCGATAGAGTCCACGATTTTTGACCTTCCAATACTTCCATCCAGCCTGCGCTGTCTTTCGTGGAAATATCACGAGTTGCCATTGTTACGCTTAAAGAAGCGCTTGTCATTTTACCGACAAGTTCACTACCGACCTTTAATACTACGTCGGTGCTATTCATTACTGATGTACTTGCTGCCATCTTTTTTAATTTTTATGATTTGACTATTCTAAACACTAAATCAACTGATACCGCAAAAGTCTCCTCATCAACATTAAATACCTCACTTTGAGTATCAAAGCCACACGATTGAACATTTACGCCCCCAATTGTTTCCTTCATTCGCACAAAAGTTGTGCGTATATTTTCAACGGCAGTTTGCAGCGTGCCGTAGTTATCTCCTATTAAAGTCAGCTCAATGTTGACTATATCAATATGGCTGTCGGCATCTTTCGATCCTTCAGGGCGGATGCTTGTAGTATCGTAAATGCAAAAAGGTCGGGCACTCGTTTGCGCTCCAACCAAAGGATAAACACGGCCAGCGAAAACGTTGTTCAAGCTGCTGGTGTTATCGAACTTGTACTTTATTACTTTACCAATCATCGCAAACCAAATCTCTGCCCAAACTTGAGCTTGTTTATCTCTTTTGTGGTTTCCGTTCTAAATACACGGACAAACCTCACATTCACCCTTGTCTTTGCAGCAGCCATTGCCTTCTGCGCAAAGTTTAAGTTTTGACCTTGGTATCGCTTTCCTTGATTGCCTCCAACTCTTAACCAGCCAAAGTTTATCATACCAGCGTACCAACCGCCTTTCTCTGCATCTTTATACCTACCGCTTCTGCGTGGCCCAACACTCATACCTACTACATCTTTCTTTTGTAGGTGCTTGGGTGTCTTTATACCGACACTTCTGCGCAGTTGGCCAGGCTTTATCTCGTAGGCTATCTTGCCGTTTCGATATACCTTAAACACCTCATCAGCATCAGTGATGTTGCGCTTATAAGAGTCAACCATAGGCGGCAGTGATTTCTTCCCTACTTTCTTGAGTATCCTCTTCTTGAGTCTATCATCAAGTTTGCGGAGTTTCTTCATCACCTCAGCGACACCCTCAACTCTTACCTTTACGTTTTCCATTACTGCGCATCTGACCATAAGCATACAATCTTTAAGAATGCCTTGCGGGCATCTGCGGATTGTATCGCTTGAATCTTATATGTATTGTTGTTGTATAAAATACGCATCTCCTCATCAACATCAGTGCGGTAGCGA